TAACAAATCAACTAAAGATTCTGCGTCGTTAATTGACACGGAGTTAAATCCAAAACCAACTGTATCATCAGATGTATCATAAGTTACATTCTCTGGTGAAGTTAAGATATAAACAGAGTCAGCTCTTTGTTCTTCAACCATGTCAATAGTTTCTTGAACTAAATAAGCGTTATCACCGTAATCAATACCAGGTGTTGCTAACACGTTAATGTTAACAGCCTCAGGATTAGCAAAAGTTTTAATAGCGTTAAAATAAGCGTACAAGTCAGAAGTACCGTCTTGAGGCCCAAGTTGGATAAATTGTCCGTTGGCTAAACCAGCTGTAAATCCAGCTTTACCTACACGGTATCTATCAGTATTAGTTCTAGATCTTCTGTGACAATCCCAACCATCAAAACCAAAGTAAGGTACTAATGTAAACTTTCTAGCTACCGCACTTTCATAAGTAGTACCTTGAATAGATAATACATCGGTGAAACCAAATTGACCAACAGAGAAGTTACCTGCTATTGTTGCTCCACTATCCATGTGGAAACCTTTAGTTGTTGCCGTCCAATAAGTATCGTTTTCAGTTAAACCTTTCCATTGGAACATGTCCGAATCGATTCCTTTTGTGTTACTAATACCTAAATAAACTTTTTTAAGTCTTTCATTTGTAAGGTCGTAAGAAGTTTTATAGTCAATAAAAGGCGGTATGTATAAAACATCCGTTGCTGAAGTAACAGTGTTACCAAAATAATCTCTAACAATATAACCTTCAAAACCGGCCGGGAAAGAGTCGGTAGGTGCGTTCTCATTCATAACCATCATAATAAATCTACTATTTAATGTAAATTCACCATCGGCAGTACCAATTCTTCTTGCTATGTAATTGTTAGAACTAACATCTAAATTACATTTAGGGTAACTTTCAAGTATTGAAGGATTTGCGTCAGTATCATTCCACTGTCTAACTATCACATCAAATTGCTTGTTATCAAGGTCAATATTTTGAATTGAAATTTTAATTTCAGTGTTAGCAGCTGTACCATCAGATATTGAAATAAATTTAAATAATTTAATCACTTCATTACCACGAAGTTCAGATACTACCCAAGGAGTTTCAGGTGTTTGATATTGTTGTTTGTAGTTTTCAATATTATCCATATAAACTAATTCTTGTTTTAAACCAAGAATATAGTCATTGTCTAATAAGTCTTGTAACATGTTAGGATAAATTTCTTCTACATAAACTCTAGTTCCTCTATCATGACAATCTTCACCTAACACACCTGTTATGTAGTTTCTATTATTTCTATCTAAAGAAACATCGTATACCGAGACGGCTGATAAAGATATATCTGTATAAGCTGATAAACTAAATTGAGCTAAAGGATTAGTTAAAGTTGGAGTTAATCCACCAATTAAACCTGTAGCGCCACCTTGGTAAGTAGACCAATATAATACATCATTTACGTAATTAGCTCTAGACCTTAAAACAGCTAATACCATACCTTCGTATTGTGTGTAAGCACTAGCACTGTAAGTTACTACTGTACCCGATACTATACCACTTAAAGAAGCACCTGATATAAAAGTTATTGTTGCTGAAACACCAGTAAAATTAGTACCAACAGTCCTGTCAAAAACAATACCTTGTGGGTATGTTGTTGTTACTCCAGGAATAGAAGCGGTAGTTAAAGTTGGTCCATTAGGGAACAATCCTAAGTTGTATAAATACTGTGCATTAGCATCACTAATATTAGAATAAGATGAACCAGTAAAAGAGGCTGTAAAAGGTGTACCAACAATTAAAGTACTACCAGAAACACAGTCAATTGATGTAACAGTGATTAATAAATCTGATGTTGTGTTACCAATAGAAGAACCTGAAATTGTTAAAGTATCTCCAGTTAAATAACCTGTACCTGCTACAGAAATTGTAACTGCGGTAACAGCACTAAAAGAATCAACAGTTACGTCGAAAGAGGCTGCGGAACCACTACCACCAGTTGCTGTAATACCTGTGTAAGTACCAGGAGTACCACCACTGACACTAGTAAAAGATATTGTTAAAATTTGTCCTAAACAGTTGTAGATATTATTACTTGAAGTAACAATTGTTGAAGGATCATAATTTGCTCTTGAAACTATGGCCCAACCAGAACCGGCATCAAAGCCAGTTAAACCTAATGTTCTAGTTACAAATAACTGATTTGATTCAGTTAGATAACTTTTAGCTATGTAAGGTAATTCATACTTTGGTTTATCGTTACCAAATTTTACGGGACTCAAACCACCAAATATTGTCAAAAACTCATCATAGTTTGTGATAAAAATCGGTTCGAAAGCGGGTCCTTTAAGAGTTTCACCTGCCAAACCCAAGGTTGTTACACCTACTTGTTGTGCTACAAAGGTTAAATCTTTCTCTGAAGTAAAGACACCTGGTGATACAAATATTTTTTGTGAAGCCATTTAATTATTTTTTTTCTTTATGTTATTTTTAATATAAATATTGTCAGTTTTTTCAAAAGTTTTTTAAAGTAAAGAATAAATAAGTATTAGTATGACTAGTGTAATACTTTTGTATGACTAGTGTAATATTTATGTAATACTAACACTATGAAAAGAGATAAGAACATAAAAATAACTTCCGTAACACATGAGTTGTTAAAAACTTATTGTGAAGAAAATGGTCTTAAAATGTTTTCTTTCGTTGAAAAATTAATTCGTGAAAGTTGTAAAGAAAAACCTACCGTTACAAAATCTAAAAAAGATATATACGGTGAATAACTAGTTACCAGCTAGTAATAATTATAATTGTCCGTTTTATAAATAATATAGTATTTCAGCAGCTCCCAAAAATGTTGCTGTGTTGCTTAGTGGTGTTATACACACCCACATTTCATCAACTGTTCCATTAATATTAGAACCGACTCTAATTTGATTATCATCCACTTTAATCGTTGTAAGTGCGGATGTTCCAGCTTCACCAATTAATGATGACATAATGTGTCCTGGTGATGTTATTGTTGTTGTGACAGTCCCATTATATACCGAGTATTGAAATGGTGAATTTGGTATGTCAGTCCAACTTGGGGTTGCAGATAATGTTGGGTTATATTCAATGGTCACTAAGTAATTATCATTTGAGGTGTTTAAAACACTTAAACTACTATATTGTGATGTCACTGATTTATAACTTTCTTTTAATCTATATCCAATATATGGGTATTTTGTACCTGAAGTTCCTAAAGTTGCGGTTGTTGAGTTTATAACACCAACGGTTGAATAAAGTCCATTTAATGCACCTTCTGAAGACACTTGTGAACATAACATATCAAAATATCCAGAACCAGCCCCAACTTGTCTTATTTCGTACCTTATAGGTTGATTGGGAGATGACATATAAACATTTGGTTCATTATTTGCACAATTATGTTCGGTGAAATAAATTAATTGTCCCGCTAAATCCAAGGCAAATCTCATTCTACCAACACCTAACCATTGATAATCAACCGACATTAAATTAGTGTTAGACCAATCTAAATTTATTGGGTCAAATTCATTACTGTTCCATGAGGTTGTTGATGCGGTGTAGACTGTTGTACCTGACCTCCATATCTGAAAACTAATTTCATTTGTAACTCCATTACTTTCCAAAAAATACCCATCAAAAACCGAATTGTATGGTGACCCTGTTATTGATGTAAAAGCTCCAACCCTTTTTATAACGTTTGTTTCTAATTGAAAATTTGAGAAACTTGCTTGAAATAATTGGCTTTTCCCTGGTTGATAAATTGGGTGTGTTTTACCTTGTCTAATAACCAAATCATTATTTGCAGAAGTTGACATTCTAACTCTGGCATATTCTTGATTAAAAATAGATGTTGCAGTTCCTGCTGTAACTTCATTTACTTGTAGTGGATTTTTATCATAGACGTGTTTAATGTCAACAAGATTTGTCACCGCGGCAGTTCTTAATCTTCCGAACGCGTCTAAATTTGGACTATCGGAATAAGCTATTTTGTTGTTGTATATATAAGACATATTTTAATTTAAATTATCCACCAATTATTATTTCTTGCGACAACATGAAGTGACATATAATTTATATTCATATCAACATAATTGTTACCATCTATTAACCCTGATAAAGGTGTTAATCTTATTCTATAAATACCGGCATTACCACTTTCGTCTTTAATATTAATATTATATCCATCATAACCACTTGGATTTGGTAACGAAATATCTACATTACCGTTGTAATTAACACCGTAATAATTTGTACCAATATTTAAAGTTGCTGCAGATGTTGTAATACGTGCGGTTGTATAAAATGACGGGGCCCAATAAGCGTTACCGTTAGAATCTAAAGATGTTAAAATATAACCAGCAGTAGCTCCCGACGTAACTTGTAAGGTTATAGTCTTTGTTTTTCCACTAACTTCTAATTTTTCTGATGGGAATGTAGTTCCGATACCTATATTACCATCATCTCTTACAACTAATGTATTTATTCCGTTACTATCTTGAACTTTTAATCCGTATCCAGAAGAAGTAGTTCCCGTACCAACAATAGTAACTTTAGTATCACTTAATGTGGAGGTATAAACATTTGAATTGGGGCTAGAAAATAACCAATTACCACTATTAGTGTTAATTTGAGCAAAGGCATTACCACCACTACCCCCATTTGAAATATAAAATTTATTATTATATGAAGAATTTAAATATAAATTAGGGTAACTACTTTCATTACTAAATCCAAATTGTCCACCTAACCCACTAACCCATAAATAACTACTAACTGCATTGTCACCAGCAAGAACAAAATTATCATTTCTTGTTGATAATATATTTCTATTTAAACTATCTTGAACTTTTAAACTATAAGTTGCATTAGTTGTTCCAGAACCCTTAATGTGTAAACTTGCGGTAGGTGAACCAATACCAACTCCCAATCGTTTATTAACGTTATCCCAAAATAGTTGGGTGTTAGATCCTTTACTAAGGTCTCTTGCAACATTTGTCCAAAAAGGGATGTTACCACTTGTTTGAGTACCTGCAGCACTTTGTGTCACAAAAGAACTACCAACATTTACATAAACAATATTACTTGTGCCAACAATCGGGTCAGATGTTGTTTGAGCAAATCTTAAACCGGCTTGGGTACCTCTACTTGCTATAACAATTTGGGGGTCAAATTCAAGAGTTGTGTCAGAATCAGTTGTACGTGTTAAAACAAAAGCTGTTGATCCTGTACCTAATACGGTAACTTGATATACACCATTTTGAATTTGTGAGACCTGATTTTTAACCAAAATTCTATCACCTAACTCAACAGTTATACCATTTATGGTACCAGTTGTACCACTTGTGTTTCTTGTAAGTGTCGCACCTACACCGTTAGTACCGTTGTTATAAGTTGAGGCCGGTAAGGCCGCTGTTGTGGCAACATTAACCGCGATAGAAGAAGATAAATCTGTGGACAAACTTTCTACCCACTCTTTTGTGACTAAAATATTACCCGTTGCTGCCGAAATATAATCAACGGTTTGATTTTGAGTCCAACCAGATCCAAAAGAATAATAAATATTACCCGTTGAGGTTAGACCTGTTATTGTAGATATATTAACACTTAAATTTGTTTGACCTTGATTTTGAGATATAGTTAAATTATTAGAACCATCATACGTAAATCCAGTTACGTAAGTATCGACACTAGTACCAGAAAAAGGAGGAGCCCAGTATGCGTTACCACTTACATCAGAAGTTAATACATACCCATAAGTAGACCCAGAGGTCATTTGGAAATTAGTGGTAGTAATTTTACCATTAACATCTAATGTTGATAACGGATTTGTAGTCCCAATACCTACATTACCACCACTTTCAGAAATATAAACATCTCCATTATTTATTGGTTGAATATGTAATGGTGAACAAGAATTAACATTACTAACAAATAAGTCTGTAATACAATCACCTGAAGTGTTTCCTGTAAATGATATAGTAAAACCTGTTATAGTTAAAGAACCATTTTGTCTATTTAAAGTTAAAACACCATTAGAATACGTACCACCAGTTACATAATAATCAGTGCTACCAGTAATAAATGTTGGTAAAATAACATTTAAATTTGGTTGTCCACCGTTTTGACTTATTGTTAAAATACTGTTATCATAAGTAAAACCTGTGACATAAATATCAGTATTTGTTGTGGAACCAGTGCCACCGGCACCCACAATATAAATTTTGGTTATATCACCCCCACCACAAAAATTGGACATGTTCATCATAATGGTACAGTTCCTCTTAATATTATCTCAGACATTTCTGCTGAGTTATTTCTAACAATACTAATACCGACAACATCATCTAAATTTAAAAAGAAAGGTAATGTTACTGGTGTGTTATTAACATAAATAGTAATATTTGAAACATTAGACACATCAATTGAAACAAAATTGGCTAAAGAATCGGCAACAAAAGTTACAGTTGTGGGTGAACCAACTAAAAACTGTATAATTAAATTTATTGTTTTATCATTTTGACTTTCATCTTTAATAAACTTAGTTACAACTTTAGGTCTCTTGGATTCAACTTCATAAGAAAGAATAGCTCGTTCTAACCCAGGTCTAATTTCAAACTTTTCTTCATCTAAGATATAAGCCATCATTCTTAATTCATATGTTTGAACATAATACCTTTTACCATCCAAATCATCAACTGTGGATTCATCACCAATACTTTCTAACATTATTGGAAAATAATGACCTTTAATATTAACATAAGATTGTGCGGCAGCGAATGTCGATAAAACTTTTTGGTTTAAAACATTTAACTCACTCATTCTATAAGTAAAAAACCTTAAAGTATATGTAACATCAACCTTTACAGGTTGTGGAATTAAATAAACGTCGGCACCCTTTTTACTGCCGTCCCATGTCGGTACTGTCATGTAAGGTATACGATAATCTTTTAAAGGTATATTAAAATCTTCGGGATTTGTGCCTTTTTGTACATCTGGATTTCTAACAACAGATATAAAAGGTATTTTAATGTTTTTATATTTATCGGAATTTTGCCAAGTTCTTGTAAATTCAGACCATCTTTGAGCCGTTAAAAATGAAACTGGAACTAAATCACCCTCAACTACTACATTTAAATCTTTACCAACCCAATCAACAAAACCATTATCTAAATCGGCAAAATCAACACCACGAGGTAAATTTGCGGGATTTTGCTCAATAAATTGTTCACCACCACCTAAATAAGGATTTATACCTGGTTTAGGTGTTAGTAAATTTATATCTTTTTTTATTTTTTTAGGTAATGCCATTTATTAATAAATATCAATTGTTCTATTATAACCAACTATCATAATTTAATTAATAATTTGGTAAAAACTCATTTGAGTCTGCTGTTACACAAGTTATGGTTCTGTAGTAACCTTTATAACCAATTCTTGTATGTGCGTTATCTGAAAATATTTTACCATCATTTGTTACTGTAAAATATTTTATATTATCTTCTCTATCTGAGTAACCAATATAATCACCATAAGATATATCACAACTCATTTCAATTAATTGGTCTTGGAATATGTGAAATGTTAACTGACCATAATCCAATATTCTATTCATACCACCAGAATACGATTTGTTTTCGGCAACATCTAAAGCCAATTTAACACGTAACTCCTTTGGTGCCTTAAACCTAATTTCACCTGATTTTGCCTCACCGTAAACATCGTCTACTTGAGTCTCTGTTCTATCGACTTGAAAAAGAACTATAACAAAATTTAAATCACCCTCCACATATTCACGGGCCATTTCATTTTCAATACCAAAGTCTATCTCATCGTAGAATTTTCCAATTCTGTTTATCGGGAATTTTTTCTTAGCCATAACAAAGTTTTATTCTAATAAATATTTCAATAATTTCTATTTTCTTTATTTTACACAGTTAGATATTATATTTATTTCGTCATGGTGGATTTAACCAAATTAAAGAACCGAAATACTTTAGAAAAAATTCGTTCTTACAACGGAACCAATGAACATATTCTAAAAATAAAAAATAAATTAGAACGTGAAGGTTTCTTTGTGCTTACACCTAATCAGATTCAATACATTACGGATAATTTTGATAGGGAACCAACAACAATTAATAAAGTTGTTGATATTACACCTTATTTGGGTGAACAGTTAAAAGAAAAATATGAATTAAAAAATATTCCTGAACGTGTGTTTGTGGAAACTTTGTTAGCTGACAGTGAAAAATCTTATCACGTAAAAGGTAAACTTTATAAGAACCAAAAAGAATCTATTTTATTTTACATACCTAAAACACAAATTTTAACCGATATGTTTTATGAACCTTATGAAGATTTAGAAGTTAATTTCGATTCAGTTAATAAAATAAACAAAAAGAATAGAAGTTTATTCCCACACCAAGAAAATGCTGTTAAGTTTTTATTAAAAAAAGATAAATCCATTTTATCTGACGATATGGGGTTAGGTAAAACTAAATCGGCTATTGCGGCCGCTTTATTATCAGGAGCAGAAAAAATATTGGTTATTTGCCCAGCAAATGCTAAGATTAATTGGTTCCGTGAAATTACAGAATATATTGATGAAGAATATGTAACAATTGTAAAGTCAGGTTTTTGGCAACCTAAATTTTTTACAATTATTAATTATGATATTCTTAATCGTTTTCACGAAATAGAAGATAAAAGAAAAAAAACTGAACCTAAAAGTTACATCAACGAAGAAAAATTTGATTTATTAATTGTTGATGAGGCACACATGATTAAAAACAAAGGTTCTATTCGTGGTAAAGTTGTAGCACAAATTTCAGAAAATATTGAAAAAATTTGGTTGCTAACTGGTACACCTATTGCTAATAGACCAATGGATTATTATAACTTATTAAAGGTATGTAATATTCCTGTAGCAGACAACTTTCAACACTTTGCTTACAGGTATTGTGCAGCAAAATCTTTTAATAAAAAACTTGCTTCAGGTAAAATTAAAAGAATTTGGTTAACTGACGGCGCGTCTAACTTGGAAGAATTACACCAAAAAACTAAAAATTACATTCTTCGTCGAAAAAAAGAAGACCATTTAGATTTACCACCAAAAATTATATCACCGTTTTATTTAGACTTAGAAAACCGTAAAGGATATAAAGAAGCTTTTGATGATTATTTATTTTGGTTAGAAGTTGAAGGTAAAAAATTAGGTGCAGGTAGACAAATGGTTGAAATGGGTGTTCTTAGAAAATTTATTTCAAAAGAAAAAGTACCAATGACCGTAGATATGGTTCATAATTTTTTGGATCAATCTGATGATAAAAAAATTATTGTTTTTACTGTTTTCACTGATTCATTAAAAGAACTTAAAAAAGAATTTGGTGATTTAGCTGTTTGTCATAATGGTGAAATGTCAGATAAGGAAAAACAAAAATCTATCGACGAATTTCAAAACAACCCTAAGATTAGAGTTTTTATTGGTAACATTATTTCAGCGGGTTCTGCCATTACATTAACCGCATCAGATACCACAATATTCCATGATTTAGATTTTTCAGCGTCCAACCATCAACAGGCTGAGGATAGAAATTACAGGATTTCACAAGATAAAACTGTGAACGTATATTACCCAATATTCCAAGACACTATAGAAGAAAAAATATTTGAGTTATTAGAAAAGAAAAAATATATTTCTTCAACAATTTTAGGTGAAAAAAATAATGAGTATTCTATATTATCTGATTTAATACTTTCTTTGGGGACGAATACTTAAAGACATAACCTTTAGTTTGTTTATATTTACCGTTTAAAACCTTCCATAAAGCTGTGTTATCCATATTTAAAGTTTCAATACAAGATTTTATCGAATCCCATTCTTTAATGAAATTACCTTGCATATCATATTGTTTTATTTTTTTACAGTGTGACTTTGAAGCGTTTATAGTGTGTTCTTTAGTTTGTTTCTTACCTTTAATCCATGATACTTTATTTTTATTAGCCGCAGATATCTTTTTTTTAGTTTCTTCACTACAAGGTTGTCTTTTACTTTTTTTAGCCGATTCACTCATCTTTTTTTTAGATTCTTCAGACCTTTTAGCACCCAAATGATTTTCAGCCTTTGGTCTACAATTATACCCATTTTTGTATGTGTCATATAAATCCATGTAATACTGTTCTTTAATTAATAATTCATCAGTACCACACTCCTCAAGCACTTCAAAAAGTATGTTATTTTCACCATGAATATTATAAGATCTTTGTAGTTTTATTGAATGGTGATTACCTTTTCTTAGTCTTTTTTTATGGTCCCACCACCTTCCATCAAAATCTAAAGTTGATCCAACATAAATTTTGTTAGTGATTAAATTTGTTATTTTATAAATCCCTGATTTTTTTTCTCTCATAATATTTTTTTAAATTTCTTTTTTTAATTTTTTCACAATTATTTAAATAGTATTTCATACTATCTTTTCTTTGTGCCTCTAACCTTTCTTCTTCTGTTAAGTATTTTTTCTTTCTTCCCATACCATATAAATATTTAAAAATCTGATAAAAATCTGATAAAATTTAAAAAAAATAAATCACCGTAATTATTATCCCCGTTGTTGATATTTATGAAATAAAGCAACAATGGCACTAGTAATAGAAGAAGCGGAAAAACAAAAAGTATTTCGTCAAGTAAGACATAGGTTAGGTGCTCCACTTAGAAAAGTGGAATTATCTGACGAACAAATGTGTACTTTATTAGAAATTGCGGTTGAAGATCATTCATCATATATTAATGATTGGTTAATTGAGGCTCAATGGTCATCATTAGACGGAATTAATTTAGATACAACAGATTTAGCAAAGGCTTTAACAACAAGATCTCAAGGATATGAAGATTCATTTACTTACGCTTATTCAAAAATTGTGGGTTTACAAGCACGTGGCCCTTGGGAATTAAAACAAGATTACGTTACTTTAGAAAACGGTCGACAAGTATATCAAATACCTGCTGGACGTGAAATGAATGAAGTTTTATATTTTCAACCGCCAACAGTAGATTACGCGTTATACTCAAATTATGGTTTTGGTGACTATGGTTTTGGTGGAGGTGTGGCTCAATTACCTTATGGTGCTGCAGGTGGTGGGTTTGGTTATGGCGGTTTTTATTTGGCCCCAGCATTTGATATTGTATTAAGAAATGCTGATTATAATTTAAAACAAAGATTAGTTAGTTCAGAATTAACTTATTGGTTAACAGCAGGTCCTAATGGTACAAGGTTGTTACATTTATCACCACCCCCAGGTAGTAGATTATCTTTTGGTCGTGGTGGTTTTGCTGGTGGACAGTCAATAAACGTAGGTGGCTCAAGAGTTTGGTATTGGTATTATGAAACTACTTCTGATGAAGATAGACAAAGATGTTTAAATGCAAATAAAGATATTGTTAAATTACCTTCCGATGTTCCAATCGACGTTGTAAATTTTACAGAATTAAACACGCCTTCGAAACAATGGGTAAGGGATTGGTTTACTGCTTTATGTAAAGAAACCCTTGGTCGTGTTCGTGGTAAATTTGGTGGTGCTCTTGGAGTTACGGATGCTGAAGTTACTATGGATTATGAATCACTTTTAAGTGAGTCAAGAGAGGATAGAACGGCTTTAATGGAAAGACTTAATGAAAGATTAGAAAGATTACGTCCTGACAATATGTTAACACGTAAGGCAACTGAAGCTGAACAATTAAATAAAACATTACAATATAGACCTTTAGGTTTAACAGTTATATAATATGACATTTTTTACAAGACCCAAATTTCAAGATAGACAAATAGTACAACACAGTGGAAGTACAATAACCTTATCGGGTGAGACTAATATAAACCAAACAGGGTACCTTAGAATAAATAAAGGTGCCTTCCCAGGTTTAGTTGCTACTTCACTAGATAATGATGGTACAGTTGTTTGGGGTCCTGTGAGTGGTCTTAGTTGGTCTATTTCAGGTTGTACTTCACCATTTTATGTTAACAACATTGTAGCCTGTCCAAATTCTGGTAACACAATACAAATTGATGCAGGTAATTTAGCTTTAAACAGTGAATTAAATTTTTTAATACCTTTATCCGCCGGAACATCAAGTGATAGTATTTTAGTTATAGATAGTAATGGATATGTTAAAAATATATCACAAAACGCTATGCTTACAGGTTCTTGTATTACAGACTTATATGTAACAAACGTACATGGTTGTTCACCAATAACTATTTGGGATTCGGTACAATCTTATGGTTCAGAAGCTTCTGGACTTAACTCTTTTGTTTTTAGCGACCAATCTGTAGTAAAAGATGATTATTCCACAATATTAGGTGGTAATAATAACCTTATTTCCGGTAATAGTATTAATTCAGGTATAATTGCTGGTTCACAAAATAAAATATTTAGTGGTGACAGTTCTATAATAATTGGTGGTTATAATAATCTTATAGATGGTCACGCGTATTCCACTATTTTAGGTGGTAGTAATAATATAATACACGGACCTTTACCTAGTAACATTAATGAAACTATAATAGGTGGTGATAATAATATAATTTCTGGGACTGGAGTTTCATACTCAAGTATAATAGGTGGGTATAATAATAAAATTTTAGGTAGTAGTTTTAAAACAATTATTTTAAATTCATATGAAACTACAATAGAGGATTCAGCTAATTCTATAGTTTTATGTACAGAAAACTCAGGACTAGGATCAATTTTACGAAGTGACCATACTTTTAGTTTACATTCAGAAGTTTATCTACAAGATTCAGATGAAAGTGTTTTATTTAATTCTAATGGTAGTATAAGTAACGTTTCTACAATAGCTTTTAATTCATCGAGTTTAACTGCTTCAGCGCCCATTGGTAACAGTGGTGGGTTATTTAACGTTTTTTCAAATAATACTTACATAAATAATTCAAGTAATTTAGCAACAATTTTTACTAATAATAATCTTGTTGATAATAGTTTCTATAACTCTTTAATATTTTTAGGTGGTAATAATAATATTAGTGGTAATAACTCCTCTTCAAATACTAGTAACGGTTCTAACGTAATTATTAACAGTGATAACAGTATAATAAATGCAATCGGTAGTAATATTTTACCAGCAACTGGAGATACAAATTACAACACAATATTAAACTCTATTACAACCCTAATAGACCAATTTTCAACACATAATACTGTTATTGGTTGTGATGGTGTTTCAATAGGGCAAAATGTTTCTAAAGTAACGGTTTTAAATTTAGATAATGTAAGTGTAATTGACACCACTCAAAACACAGTATACACACCAAGTTTAATTACGGGAGCTAATACATTAATTCCTGGTGAAACCTCGGTTTTTGATGTGAATCAATACAACTCTTTTGGAAAAATTAGACCTAATTTTTCTATTAATTTAGATAGTGGATCCACACCTTTTAATATAGGTGTATACGATTTAATAATACCTGAAGGATGGGTTATTGAAGATATTAAGATTTACACAAAAATAATTGATTCTAAGCCTATTAAATACGCGTCTGTTGGAACAGCCGGTGGTGTTTTTAATCCAGAAACTAAAATAGAGGTAGATTCAACTAATTACAATATAGCTAATATGATAAACATTTATGATAGAACCAATACGGTCAATAAAATGGGTAATTATTTTGTAGTAGGTGATACTTTATACGTTAATTTTTATGACTCAATAGGGGTTGCAACTTCAATTACAGACGGTCACTATGTGGTATTAATAAAATGGTGGTATGGACCTGAAATACTTTAATTATGGATATTAGGAATAATTATTTTTTTAAAAGTTTTGAAGGTATAAACTTAGTTTATAACGAATATTGGGATTTTAATTTAATTCCTGATAGGTTAGGTGACTATATTCCTTATGCTACAAATTGTAAAGACGCCTGTAAATACGGTATTGTTACAGATGGTTTAGCAGCTTGGTTTGATATTAATAAAAGTGGTACAACATTAGATGGTTCTTCTTTAACTTCTTTAATACAATGGTCAGGAACTACCATAATTCCTTTAACAGGTTTTACATTAAACGATTGGGGATTAACGGGGGTAGATAATGGTCGTACTGATTGTTTATCAGGTAAGACATTAGTAATTACTTCTGCGGACACAAGATTAGTTTTGTATCCTGTTACAGGTTATACAATTGTATATAATTTTTCAGGTTGTACGTCAGGTTCATCTTCAGGTTGTACCTCGGGTTGTACAGTAGGGCCAGGATTATATACTTATCCATGGACTTTTCATTCAGGAACAACAACTGTTGAAGGTTGTCCAGTTGGAAATACTATTTGTTTAGATGGTGGTTTTTATCAAGGATTTTTTAAATTAGATACGGATAGACCAGCACCAATATCAGAACCTTATGTTGAATGTAAAAAAACGGGTTATACTTTAACTTATACTTCTGGTGATACAAAATGGCAAGTGATGCCAACTGATTTAAAAGACGGTTGGTCTATGGAAACTTGGATTAAATGGGATAATATTTTTTGTACTAGTGGAATAACAGGTTCTACAAGTGCAACAACTTTAAATGATTTTTATCCGAATAACAAAAATTTTTTCTTTTATATTGGTACAAGAGCTGAAAATAAATTTTGGAATAATTTTTCAGGTGAAACAGGTCTTAAAACATCTAAGGGTATTCCTTTATCTTTAACTGAAACTTTAATTTATGATGAAAATATTGTAGAACCAAATAGTGGACAAAGTTGGTTCGCCAAGAGTTCAAGTATTGGTTGCGGTTGTTCTTGCCATAGTACTTGTTTAACCGACGAATACATAGATCCAAATATTATTACAGGTGGTCAAAATTGGTTTAGTATAAATTCAAGAGGTATAGGTTGTTGTCACAAATGTTCTGGTAATACAGAAACAACAGTTGTGACAGGTACTTCATATAGTTATTGTGACCAATTATCGGAAAATGCTTTAGGATTTAGAATCACCAATGACGGTAAAATTGGTTATAGAAAAATGACTGTAACAGGTGATTGTTATAATAACAAGTATAGGATAACAGGTACCGTTATGGAAGAAGGTTATTCTGAACCTAATACAATACCAACTGGAGATACTTGGACACATATTGCTGTAACTTATACACCAGGTAGTTTTAAGAACACTTTACCTGCCGGAACTTTAAAATTTTGGATTAACGGTTTGGTAAAATACAGGGTGGAAAACTTTATTGGTTTACAGTTAAGGGCTTTAAATGAATGGAGTGATAAACAAATAGGCGTTCCTTTTAATATGAGTTGGGGTGGTGGTACACAAGGTTTGGCTGAAAGTCAAACTTTCAATGGGCCTGATTATAATGACAGAGATATGTTATTACAAACTAATTTTGCCGGTTCTTTTGAAGGTGAATTATCACAACTTAGATTTTATGATAAAACATTAGATGTTTTAGAAATAAGAAATAACTTTTTTGTTGATTGTAGAAGGTATTGTCGTCCTGATACTTTTGGAGGTATCCAAACAATCCAACCAAATTACAGCGGTTGTGGTAGTTGTAAAAATCCTTTACCACCTTATATTTTCATACCTTGTAATACTGGTTTTACTGAAACTTTTTATATTGTAGACGAAAACGGCAACCCAATAGTAACTGACGATGACTTTAACATAACATGGTAATAATTATAAAATAAAATGGCTAACAAAAAAATATGGGAACTACCTTCATGGATACCTTCAGGTAATACATCTAATAACACAATACCTATTGATAATAATTTTTTTACACAAAAAATATCATTAAGTGCGATAACTGAATATGTACAAAATAATATAACCACCACTGTTTTTACAACAAACTATAATGAACTGCGTTCTATGATTACAGGTTCATCATTAAACGCTGGGAGTTATTATTTAATAACTGACTTCCAAACCTGTTACGACCAACCTAATTTCAATAATGTTGGTGACCCAATTGTAACAAATAACTATAAAACAGGTAATACTGAATCATTGTTGTTATTGGCAACTTCAACAACTGGATTTTCACCAACTGTATATTCAACATTATACCCACAAGATAAAATTACTTATGACATAACTTGGGATACAACTGAAGTAACATCAAGTCCTGCAAAAGGTAGAATTACTGAAAGAATTGATAACTTTAATAATAGAACTGATTATGACCACAGAAGTATTTTATTTAAAAGATATCGTGGATATTCATATAATAAAAATAGTCCACTAGCGGGACTTATAGGAATAAATGGTATTACAGGAACTACGGGTATATTGTACGGTAACACAGGTACTACATTTAATTCCAATATCTCAAGCGGGTCAATTATTGCAATACCAAATTTAAATCCTTCGTTTTTCGAAGTTATATCAGTTGCTAGTAATTCTTTAGCAATTATATCAGGTGTAACAATAAGTGGAACTGATAGTGCACCTTATTATTCAGCATCTGACGATGGTATTATGAGCTATTATCAACCTAATGTAAGACAGAATGCAGTTGTTGAACGTACAACATTTGGTAATACGATAGCAATTAACAACTATATCGGTAACTATGCAAATTTATATGAGTGGAATGGTAACCCATTTATTTTAGCTAACAACGTTTTTATTGATGGTTCATTCATAAATAATACAATCGGTAATAATTCATATAATAACACATTTAATGATGATTGTGACAGTAATCAAATAGGGGATGGTTTTTATAATAACTCAACAAATGATGATTTTGACGGTAACATAATTGGGGAAAATTTTAGGAACAATTACATCACATCAAATTTCAATAATAATAGAATTGGTAGTGATTTTTATAGTAACACTTTACTAGGTAGTGATTTTTATAGAAACAATATTGGAAATAATTTTAATAATAATGTTTGGACTAATGGTGATTTTCAAAATAATGAGATAGGGAATCAATTTAATAATAATAACATTTATAATGACTTCTATAATAATGATATTGGTAATGGATATAATCAAAATGAAAGTTATTCACAATATTTTCGTAATTTAATTGGGAATGGATATAATGGTAATACGGTATATTCAGTTTTCTACGAAAATAATATTGAACACGTTTTTTATAATAATACAATTGGAACCATCTTAACTATTGGAACATATAATTTTAGTGGTAATAGAATTGGAAATGATTTTGAAAATAATAATTGTTATGGTTCATTCGCATATAACACAATAGGAACTAATTTCAATTATAATGAGGTACAAGATGGATTTGGTTTTGGTGGTTCATCTTCTCAAGGAAATAGAATTGGAAACTATTTTGAAAATAATACTATTGGTGAATACTTCTACAATAATACAATTCCTGATAACTTTTACAATAACACAATTGGGGAATACTTCCAATGGAATGTTGTTAACACATATGTAAATAATGTTGATTTTACAATAAATTACGGTATTATAACCGCGTTTACATATACAACTTTAGGTACTGGCACAACCGATGGTATATACGTTAATGTAACTGGAACAACAAACGGAAATGGTGTTGACGCGTCTTTTGATATTGAAGTTTCAGGGAATACTGTTATAGGTGTTAGTGGTAATACCACAGGTAAGTTATATCAAATAGGTAACACAATAACAATACTAGGAGACCAAATTGGTGGTGTAACTGGTGCTGTAAGCGGATTCTCAACTAACAAACTAAGCGTTAAAATTTATAAACCAGCTGATTCAACATACCAATACCCAAGTAATGAAACAGAAATGGATTATCTAATAAATAATAGCCCTCTTTTTGACACGTATTATTCCAATAATATTCAGGGTGTTTCGTATTCAACACAAACAGGTTTTGACCAAAATGACTATGGTATGGTAATTGAGGGTTATATAAATATACCTTCTGGCAATACATATTATTTTGGGTTAAGTAGTGATGATGGTTCAGATGCGTTTATTAATGGAATTAAAGTTGCTGATTGGTATGGCGCTCATGGTGATAGTGGAAATGTTCCTGGTGGAAATCAGTATTCTATAGTACTAACGGCAGGAACATATTCTGTTAAAGTTAGACTACAGGAAAGAAATGGTGGTGATATTGTAACTTTATTATATAGTTTGGACAGTATCTCTTGGAACATTATACCGAATTCTTGGTTTCTAAGTAGTATAACAGGCACTACAGGTTCGTATCCTAATATATCCGCTACAGGTGGTGCAGGTGTTGGTGTGACTTTTAATATTACTGTTGTTGACGGATTAGTTGATAGTGTAGTGTTAAATCAAGGTGGTGGTTCTTATTCGGTTGCAGAAATATTAACAATACCTGGAAGTGCGTTTGGTGGTACAAATGACATAAACATAACTGTCGATTCGGTTTATTCTGATGATTTAATTATTACGGTTTCGGGTGTTAGCCAACCTCCATCGGTTTATGAATTATACAGTTGTAATATTTTCAAAAATTCAGTATTAACAAATAAGTTATCTTATTACGATGGAAATAATGTATTAACAATAAAAAATATAAATGAATAATAATGGCAACAACAAAATACATAGTAAATAACTTATCTACACAGACAATTGATGGTGATATAACTATTAATGGAAATCTAAGTGTTAATGGTACGATAAATGGAAGTTTATTAACTTACAAAGCACTACTAACTCAGTTAGGTTCTCAGACAGGCACAAACTTAAATGATTTTAATGATGGTTTAATTATAGGTGAAACCTATACAATAACTGATTATGTTAGTGATGATGATTTTAGTAATATTGCTAATGTAACAAGTGGGGGGATTCTTAATATTGATTATGTTGGTACCGCAAAAAATGGTTCTGGAGTCTTTAACGGTCTTACAGGAACAACAAGTGGTTTGGGTAGTGGGGCATCTTTTGATGTTTATATATGTGGAACGACATATAATTCAATTACCGTTGTAACAAGTGGAGTTGAT